CTCAAGCTCATGGAGACCTACAAAGACGGCGAGAGGAAGTACAGCATCGACAAGACTGTCAGGGCCAATTTACTAAACTGTGAGGATGTCCCACCCCATGTTCAAGAAGTCATCCAATGCGCCGACGATCTCTGGGCGTCGTCGGTTGCGAAGTTCAGCCGCCTTGCAAGCCTGGCAGATGTCGAGGACAACCGAGTACGAGGCGCGTTTGTATTCGCAGGCGGCAGCGCCACAGGCCGAGCTTCAAGCTATGGAGCCCAGGTACACAATTTCACAAGGAAGTGCGCTGAAGAACCCTCAGCCGTACGCAACGCTATGGTCAGGGGGCACGCCATCGTCCCGACATACGGCAAGCGAGTCACCGACGTCCTCAAAGGAATGCTCAGGCCCGCGCTCATCCCCGCGCCCGGTAAATCTTTGGTCGTGGCTGACTGGGCGGCGATAGAAGCCCGAGCCAACCCTTGGCTTTCAGGCCGTGGGGATGACAAGCTGGCCATCTTTGCCAAGGGCGAAGACGTGTACAAGGTCAACGCTGCTGCGACGTTTGGCGTCAGGGTCGACGAGGTAACGAAAGACCAGCGCCAGATCGGCAAGGTGCAAGAGCTCGCCTGCGGCTTTGCCGGCGGCGTTGGTGCCTTTGCGGCCATGGGCCGCGCCTATGGCGTGCAACTGACCGAGTTTGAATCCAAGCGCATGGTAGACGCATGGCGTAGGGCAAACCCTTGGTCTGTGCCCTACTGGCAAAACCTGGAAGAAGCCTACACCAGGGCGATGCGCAACAAGGGCCATGAGTTCAGCGTGGGCCGGGTCACCTACCTGTTCGATGGCCAGCATCTCTGGTACGCTCTGCCCTCCGCGCGGGTGCTGTGCTACCCGTTTGCCAAGCTGGACGCCGATGGCGTGAGCTACGCCAAGGCCGCTTGGAAACCAGCAGCCGATGCAAAAGAATGGCCGCGTGCAAGGTTATGGAAGGGTCTAGCGTGTGAGAATATCACGCAGGCCACCGCCAACGATTTGCTGCGCCATACGCTGCGCCAGCTTGATGACGTGGTGCTCCACGTACATGATGAAGTCGTCATTGAGACCGACCGGCCGGAGGAAATGGCCGTGCGGTTGAAAGAGGTGATGTGTACGCCGCCCGAGTGGGCCAAGGGCTTGCCCCTTGACGCAGAGGTGGCGATCATGTCGAGATACGGCAAGTAAAAAGCCCGCTGGCAGGCGGGCTCTTAAAGGAGAAACAAGTTGGAATTCCTGGAATTTATCACAAAATTGGCCCCAAGTGGCGAGACAGCGCTGATTGTCAGGCAAAAACCACAGTTGAAAGACGGCGAGATACAACTCCACGCCGATGGGGCCGTCAAGTGTACGTGGCCGGCATTCTTGCCCGACCCCAAGCGCATCAAAGCAGATCAAGCCTGGTACGGCAACACGGCCAGCTTCATCATTGACCGCTTCGCCGAGGGCCGTGTGTCAGCGTCAGCGGCCAACTGCGAATACATCCTGGTGATGATGCTGGACGACATCGGCACCAAGTCCAAGACGCCCCCGCTTGATCCGACTTGGATCATGGAGACGTCCCCCGGTTCATTCCAGTGGGGCTATGCCTTCAGCGACCAGCCGACCAAAGCCGAGTTCAGCGCGGCCATCAAAGCCATTGCTGAGGCGGGCTACACCGACCCCGGGGCTTGCAACCCAGTGCGCAACTTTCGACTGCCTGGGTCGATCAACCTCAAACCCGGCCGCGACAACTTCGCCGCGCGCCTGGTGTGTTTTTATCCAGAACGCGAATACACACTAGGTGACATTTGCGCCGCCTTGGACGTGACGCCGGTCGAGCCCGACTCGCTTACCCTGCGCCCGATCCGCATCTCTGATGATGGCGCCGACGATGTGATGGCGTGGCTCTCCGGCCAGGGTCTGCTACTGTCCAAGCCCAATGGCGAGGGCTGGGCGGGCGTCATCTGCCCCAATGGTGCCGAGCATACCGACGGCAATCCAGAGGGGCGCTATATGCCCGCCAACCGGGCGTACTGCTGCCTGCACTCGCATTGCGTTGACTTCGATTCCCGCGCCTTTTTGACGTGGGTGGCCGACCAAGGTGGCCCCGCCCACACCCCCGGCTTGCGTGAGGAACTGCTCACCCAGGCCATGGAGTCTGTGCGCGCCAAGCTCACCCCGACCGCCGACTATCCCGATGAGGCCGCCCGCGTCATCGCCGAGGTGGAGCGCAAGGAGTTGGGCCGGGTCGAAAAGAACGAATGGTATGAGCGCTTCGCCTACGTCCAGACCGATGATGCCTTTTTCGACATGACCGACCGCCGGGAGGTGTCGCGCAACACCTTCAACGCCCTTTATCGGCACATCGATTGCAAGTCCATACACAACGCCAAGCGCCGCATTGAGGCCGCAACGTCCTTTGATGAGAACCGCCAAGGCAAGGGCGCCAAGTCCCTGGTCGGCATCACCTACGCCGCAGGCGCGTCCGTACTGGTGGCCCGTGAGGGCCAAGTCTATGGCAACCGCTGGCGTGATGCGCGCCCTGCGCCGGTGGCCGGTGACCCCGCCCTGTGGCTGGCGCACGTAGAACGCATGGTGCCCGAGCGGTTCGAGCGTGAGCACCTGCTAAACGCGTTGGCCCACAAAGTCCAGTTCCCGGGGCACAAGATCAATCACGCCATCCTTTTGGGTGGCAACCATGGCAGCGGCAAAGATACCCTGTTCGCCCCCTTCTTCTGGGCCATCGGTGGCCCGTCCAAACACAATTGTTCATTGGTCAAGAATGAGGAACTAACCTCCCAGTGGGGCTACGCGCTTGAGTGCGAGGTGATGGAGATCGCCGAGTTACGTCAAGCCGAAGCCAAAGACCGCCGGGCGCTTGAGAACACGTTAAAGCCCATCATCGCTGCGCCCCCTGAGTTGCTCATGGTCAACCGAAAAGGGCTCCACCCCTACATGGCCCTGAACCGGGTCTTTGTGATCGCCTTTTCAAACGAGCGCGTGGCCATCTCAATCCCTTCAGAGGATCGGCGCTGGTTCGTCCTATGGGCCGACGCCCCCAAGCTCCCAGAAGCTCAGGCCGTGAGCTTGTGGAATTGGTATCAGCACCGCGCGGGCTTTGAAGCCGTGGCCCATTACTTACACACGCGTGACGTGTCCGCGTGGAACCCGAACGCAGCGCCCCCCATGACTGAGGCGAAGTCCATCATGGTCGAGCACGGCATGTCTGGTGCTGAGTCGTTTCTGGTGGACCTCATGCGCAGACGCGCCGGTGAGTTTTCGCGTGGGGTGTGCGGTGGCCCCTTCTATGGCCTTTGCGACCGGCTCCAGGGCATCGCCCCCGGTGGGGTCAAGGTCGTCCAGGCCGCGTTATTGCACGCTTTTAAAGAGGCTGGGTGGATTGACATGGGTCGCATTAAGTCGCGCGACTTTGAGACCAAAAAGCACGTTTTCTGCGCCCCTGAGCTTGGAGAGTATTCGCGCAGCGACTTGCGGCGCATGATTGAGGTGTAAAAAAAAAGCCTCCTTGCGGGGGCTTGTGAGGGTTGGCAACTGCTCAAAGGTCAAGCAGCAACGCAAGTATAGCGGCAAGAATCACCGCGCACATCAGCGCCATGCGTCCCCCTTGGGCGGTGGGGGTGGGGGCGCGTAGCGCCTCAAAATGTCCTCAAAGATCGGATGCAGCATCGGCCACCTCCCATGCGCTATCTTCACCGCTTGGCATCGTGGGCGTGGTGCTCAGGGGTTGCCAGTCCCACTTAGTCAGGTTCTTTTTAGCGTTGAGCGTCTCATAGACTTGCACATAATCGGCGGTGCTCATAGTTGCGTCAAAGACCGGGTAAAAACGCTTCTCTGCGCCTTTGCTCTTTAGTTTGCGATGCTTGCCGGTGCATTTGGCGTGCAACCCGAAAATGTCGGTGCGGTTGGTTTTGTACGTGGTGTTTCCAATGGTAATCATGATTTATTTTCCTTGGGTTAATTGAATTTCAATTTCGGCTAATTTTTGCTTTTGTTCAATCAAAAATTCTTTAATAGTCTTAAACTCATCAAAACTAATTAATTTCCTATTGCAATTTTCATTGTCCAGAAAATCGCAAAGGTCAAAAAACACTTCTTGCACTAACGTGATTGTGTTCATGTTTTTCCTCTTACTTGGTTAGAACGTCAAAATAAGCCAACGCGCACACTGTGAGCGCGGCCGCGATAATCAAGGCTGCGAAAATGTCTTTCATAAGTTCCCCAGAAAAAAATGGTCAAAATCAAAAACGGCCACATAGAACCCTTTCGGGCCCGCGTGCACTTCGTACACCCAGGCATCGGCATCATCGATGGCCAAGGCATCAGCGAGAGCCTGCGCGGCCCCCTTGGTGGTGTAGTAGGTCATGCGTTGCAACACCCACAACATGGCGCGTCAATGCAGCGCCCGCGTGGGTTACGGTAAAACGTGGTCGGGCCGGTTTCACCAAAGAACGTTATCTCGCCCGGTTCGCCCGTGATCCATGCGCGGCGCGTGGCCGTGCAATATTGGATTTCATCGCCCGGGTATATCGGCGCGCCGGTGCGCGCATCCTTACCCTTAAATTTTGCCTTCATAGTCTTAACCATGGTTTACCCTTTTCGTTTAGTTGATAGCGTGCACCAATGCGCGCCCCAATGCGGCCATCGCTGGCCGCATAAGGTCAAGCATTGGCGATTGAGATAACCCGGCGCGCGTGGCCGGCCGCATGGTCCGCGATCACGATATCGCGCGCGTTGATCGACGTACCGGAGCAAAGGGTACATTTTGCACATGTGGACCGGCGCCCGCCTTCGGCCGATGCCGGACATGATGCTTCGCCCGGCTGCACGTCAACGCCCACACTAACCCTAAAAACGCGCATGCCTAATAGGTTTGCTTTCGCGGCTTGATCAATATTGTCCGCGCTTGCCATAACTAGGGGCGCCCATGCTTGCACGTCAAAATCGGCCCGGTCCCATTGGTGCGAATAACCGCGCGTGCCTGCAGCGTACCGGGTTATTTGGGTCCACATGCGCACCGGCGCAGCGAACGGGTCCCCATACGTACCGATTCGCACGACCTTATCGGCCAGCGCGCGCGCGATTGTGGCCGGGTCCGCTTTGACGTACCGGCCGCGTTTGTATGCGTGGAAAACCGATTGAACCGATTTCCCGACCTGTACATAGCATGGGGCCGCGCCGGTTTGCTTGGCCAAAATCGGCCGGTGCTCACAATCGCCGCATATAGACACATCGGCGCCGGTTTGTAGCGCGGCCATAGGCGCGATATCTGAGCGGATAATGAAGGTTTGCACAATCGCGCCGGTTTTGTCGTTTTTAGAATCAGTGTGGATTTTGTTGACAATGACGACAATGGGCGCGCCGTCAATGGTCGATGGACCTTCGTACGCGATATAACCTAGAATTTTGGCCGATTTTGTGGGCAAAGCGTTCATGTGAAACCTCTCGTTTAGTGGACTGTATGCCGGTGCGAATCTGCGCCGGTGAGTTAATGTAAGTTATTCCCTTGCACTTGTCAAACGCCCACATATTTTGCCCTTCGATTGTGTGGGGTTATTGGGTGTGGATAGTGTGGGCGCGATTGTGGGCGCTTTTGGGGTTATTGTGGACAACGTGCGATTGACCGGGTTTACGAGTGAAAAACCTATATTGTGGACAATGTGGACTATTAAAAATGATACGATAAATGTTATTTGTTGTTGTAATACTATATAGCTACACAGTATGTTGTAAGGCTCACGAATGCTCACAACCCCCCGTTTCAGACGCAAAAAAAAACACATGGGTACAACGCCCACATGACCCACAAATGGATCGGCGCATGCTCATGGCCACATGGCCGATGACCCCGGCCAACGAGCGACCGGGTTGTGTGGACACTGCCCACATTGCCCCCCACTAAAATACTACATTGTAAGTTTCTGTAAGGTTGGTGGCCGCGTGGCCGTTTGCTTTCGGCTGATGGCCACCCGGGTAGGGCCGGCGGCCAAGGGCCACGGAAGCGGAGGGGCCACAAACAAAATTTTTTATAGCCCACATTGCCCACAAATTTTTAAATTTATTTTTTATGTATACTGGCGCTGTTGGATGGTTCATGTGGTTGCCGCTGAAAGGTTTGCGCCATCTCTGGTAATTCCTCCCCAACAACCCGCCAGGAGAGTCGATGTTTGAAAGCCTACCTTTTGCACCGCGCAAGGTTGAAGCGACTGAGGCGCGCTTAAACCGCATTTACGAAGCCGCCAAGCTGGGGTTAAAGGGCGACTCGTTGGCGTTGGCGTCAGGCATGCTGCCATCCGAATACCGGCAACTGGTGCAGCTTGACCCCATTGCAGAAATGGCAGCGCAAAAAGGCAAAGCAGACGCTGAGATGGAAATGTCCCAGTGTTTGCACAAAGCGGCCAAAGAAGGCGACGCCAAGGCTGCGCTGGCAATTCTGCAAAACGTTCACGGTTGGGTGGCCAAGCAATCCATCACTATTGATGTTGACCAGCGCATCTCAGTCACCCAAGCGCTGCGCGACGCTGAGTCTCGCGTCATTGACGTCATCGCCCATGAGCCCAGCCCCAAACTAGACCTAACACATGCAGAGCACCAAGTACAGCGCTGAAGACGAACAAGAGCTGATGGCCCGGCTGTGGAGCCCGGCGATCAAGGACAACCCGCTGGCGTTTGTGATGTTTGCTTTTCCTTGGGGCGTCAAGGGCACACCGCTGGAACACTTCCAAGGGCCGCGCAAATGGCAGCGCGAGGTGCTGCTAGACATTGCCGAGCACATCAAACTGAACCAAGGCAAAGCTGACTTCGATGTGCTGCAAGAGGCCATCTCGTCTGGCCGGGGTATTGGCAAGTCGGCTTTAGTGTCATGGATCACGATCTGGATGTTGGCCACCAGGATTGGCTCGACGACCATCATATCGGCCAACTCCGAGTCCCAGCTTAGGTCAATTACCTGGGCCGAGATCACCAAATGGTTGGCCATGGCCATCAACTCGCACTGGTTTGAGGTGTCAGCGACCCGCGTCATGCCAGCCAAGTGGCTGACTGAGCTGGTCGAGCGGGATTTGAAGAAAGGCACGCGGTACTGGGGTGTAGAGGGACGCTTGTGGTCGGCCGAAAACCCCGACGCTTATGCCGGCGTGCACAACTTTGACGGCGTGCTGGTGGTTTTTGACGAAGCGTCTGGTATTGACGACTCCATCTGGGCGGTGACTGGCGGTTTCTTTACAGAAAACACGCCAAACCGCTTTTGGTTGGCTTTTTCCAACCCACGACGCAACACCGGGTATTTTTACGAGGCGTTTAACAGCAAACGGGCGTTCTGGCGCACTCGAATCGTGGACGCCAGGACGGTCGAAGGCACCGACAAGGCGGTCTACAACCGAATCATTGACGAATATGGGCCTGACTCATCCCAAGCGCACGTTGAGGTCTACGGTATGTTTCCAAGCGCAGGGGATGACCAGTTCATTGGTGCCGACATAGTGGACGACGCCATGGCCCGGCCCAAGTACAAAGACGCCAGCGCCCCAATTGTGATCGGCGTAGACCCGGCGCGGTTTGGAGCGGACGCAACGGTGATTGCTGTGCGCCAAGGGCGAGATATTGTCAAGATAATGCGCCACAGGGGCGACGACACCATGACGGTGGTGGGGTATGTGATCGAAGCGATTGAGGAGTTCAAGCCGGCGCTGGTTGTGATCGATGAAGGCGGGCTGGGGGCGGGTATTGTCGATCGATTAAAAGAGCAACGGTACAAAGTCAAAGGCATAAATTTCGGAAATAAATCCAAAAACCCGATCATGTACGGTAATATGCGCGCGCAGATGTGGGGAGATATGCGAGAATGGCTGAAATCTGCTAGTATCCCTAGCGACAGGTTCTTGAAGACGGATTTAATTTCGCCTATGATGAAGCCTGACTCACGGGGAACAATCTTCTTGGAAAGCAAAAAGGAAATGAAAGCTCGCGGTCTTGCCTCGCCCGACGCTGCTGACGCTATTTGCGTCACATTTGCCTTTCCAGTGGCACATCGTGAGTATGCTGAACCCAAGCGCACCGCCAGAAGCTACGGTAGCGCAGTGTCTACAGGATGGATGGGCTCATGACAAAAAAGGTATTGCTGTCAGTCGGTCGCGGCGAAAAGTTGCCGGTGTCCAAAGGCGCGGGGTTGACTGAAAAAGGCCGCGCTAAATACAACGCCGCCACGGGTTCTAACCTCAAGGCGCCAGCACCTAACCCCAAGACTAAAGCAGATGCTGGCCGCAAAGATTCATTTTGTGCAAGGATGGAAGGCGTTGTGAAGCATGCCAAAGGCGATGCTGAACGCGCTAAAGCGTCACTCAAACGATGGAAATGTTAATATGGCCACCAAACCTGGGCTTTATGCCAATATTCATGCAAAACAGGCACGTATCGCCGCTGGCAGTAAAGAAAAAATGAGAAAGCCGGGCTCGCCTGGTGCTCCAACTGCCAAAGACTTCAAAGATTCAGCCAAAACTGCAAAGAAGAAGTAACATGCCGCTTGTCAAATCCAAATCTCCCGAAGCATTCCGCAAGAACGTCAAGGCTGAAGTCAAGGCGGGCAAGCCCGTTAAGCAGGCCGTGGCCATTGCGTATGCAGTCAAACGTGCAGCCCCGAAAGGAAAGAAATGAAGACCGTTGCTCCTATTGCTAAACTGAACAGCCGCGAACCTAAAATGTCTGGCGGCGGTATGCCTGACCGCAACAAGGAAACTTACTCTCCATCTGCGCCTTGCAATGCCACGATTCCATCGGGCAACAATGTCAAGGCAACGGTAGACAAAGTCCTTAACAAGATCAAATAATGGCAGACTTCACAGGCATTGCGGCTGCTGGCGCAGTGGCCGAAGGCGGTAAACCAAAGAAGAGCGCGTCTGACATCTTGGCCACAGCCCGTGCCAGGCTGGATATGGCGGTGTCCGCGCTTGCCGAGAGCCGCGAAGATGAGATCGACGACCTGCGCTTTTATGCAGGCTCGCCCGACAACCACTGGCAGTGGCCCGCCGATGTGCTGGCCACCCGTGGTGCGGTGCAAGGTCAAACAGATCGGAAGAGCG